TAATTTCTTTTCTCGATCTGGCCAATAGATATATTCTTTTTCAGGATTTTTAGCTAGATTATTGAGCAAAGGTAAAATCAAATTGTATAGTTTATCCAGCTTTTCTTGAGTGGCCGAGGCAGTTTGAGAAGTTGTGTTAACAAATTGTTGTGCTTGTTGTACCACTTCAAGTTCGTTCTCATCAACTAAACTAAATCCGAAATCAAAATCATCTTTATATTCTATTTTCATGATCTTCCTTTTATAACTACTGCTACTCTTTCATGACTTGAACTACGGTGTAGGTATTCATAAACTATATTATTCTGCTCTACAAATTCCATAAACGCTTGATATTCTCTGCACTCCCAACCTTCGTGTGCTGCATATTCATCAAATTGAATTACTGTACCTACAACAATTTGAGTATTTAAATTATTAAAAATGTCTTTTGCAGAGTTATAATTATCACTGTCAATATGAATAAACCTGCATGGATCTGAATGTTGTTGAACAAATAAAGGAAGAGATTCATTAAACCAACCATCTACTAATTCTATATTTGGATTATTAGTACTAATTTTATGTTGTTTAAAAGCTCCTTTATGATACGAACCTATACCTCTAGGAACATGTTCGGAGTCTTCTGGCAATCCTTGCCAAGAATCAAACCCATACACCTTAGTATTAAATACTTCTTGAATCATATGCAAGGTAGTACCAGTAAATACACCAAATTCTAAAACCAACCCTTCGGTATTACAATTTTCTAAACAGTTCTGAAATCTATTTCTCGCATCTTCAATTATTTTACAACTTAGATTTAAATTTTTGGTCATGAGAAAAAGTCCTCTAATGTACTACGTCTTTCTGTACTCCATCCAATAACATCAAGTATAGTTTTAAGTGGTTCTAAGAACGACTTTTCAAACTGCATATCGTAATTAATTAACTCATTTAAATTAAACTCAACTGGTAATCTTCCTGGAGTACTTATTACGTGTTCGTTTAAAAAATTAGGCGTACGAAGATAACAAAATTTAACCTTCTCACCCTTTCTTATTTTTTCATACTTATCGGTGAGTTTATGCTTGTCAAGGAGGTAATTATAAATGATAGCACCTTTAACATGTATAGGTGTACCGCTTTTATATATTTTAACTGAGCTACCACGTTCCTCCCATTTCTCTAACTCCTTACAACCTCTAGGAAAAGCAACATCCTCAAATTCCAAGCCTTTAAACCGATCACGCTCATTAGATATAAAATCAATAAGGTCATCTTCTGTTTTAGTCATGATCATATTAAGTGCTTTTTTAATACTATCACGAACCACCGCAGGTGTTGAAGTACGTACGGCTTCAATGCCCATAATTTTTAACTTAGGTTCTGAGTACTGAACACCTTCATTATTATGAACATTAAGAATATACCTCTTCTTGGCCGTCCATATGCCTTTATCGGCTATTGCTTCACGTTTCATCTTCATTTTCTGATCAAACGCATTCACATATTCGGCTAATTCGGCATAGCATCGATCAATATAAGGCTCGAAAATCTCCTCACAAACCTTATCTAGATATTTTACTATTTGTTCGGTAGTCTTGCCTTGACCGTACTTTTGTACAAAACGATCTAAACTAATATACATTGAGTCAGTATCAACTGCAATGACATAATCTACCTTATCAGTCTTAAGACTTTTATTAAGATAATCATTAATCTTTTTTTCCATCCACCGGATAGATAATTGTCCAGACTTAGTAATAGATTCAGCATATCGAGGATCAAACCACCTGAAAAATTTATTTCCTAAAGCCCCGTACGCACTATTCAATAAAATTTTCATAGCTAGCTGCATATTATGACATCTAGCTATTTCTTTCTCTAAATCATACGTAGGATTTTTTTCATACTTACGCTTAGCATCAAGCATCTGGTCTTTATATCTAACTCGGTCATCATAGAGCCGCTGCATCATGCTAGGTAGGAAACCTTGAAAGTCCTTATCAAACATACAACCAGTAGCAGCTACTGTAACGTTCTGCGCTTGCATCTCTTTACGTATGCCAGGGTCGTTCAGAGCTCCATTCAGTATCCTATCTACGCCATCCTTAACATTCAGAGATGATATCATCCCTACAAATGTCTCCGGGCTAATATTGTATTGCATAATAAGATGAGGGTATAGACTATTTAAGTCAAATGATACTACCCATTGATGCATACCTGTTTGAGGATCTTTAACATATGCACCCTCAATAGGCTCATCCTTAACCCTCTCTCCTGGATCAAATTGAGGTATGACAATCTTCTTATCTAATAACTCATTATGAATAAGCATATCCCATGAGCGTACTGATGTAAACGTATCTAGATAATTAATCTTACCATTATATGCAAGTGCAAATACCTGTTCGATAAATTTTAACTTATCCTCTAAACGATCAACCAGTCTTGTATCTTGAATATTGTATTCAATATACTTTTGATAGTCACGTTCATAAAAATCGTTTAAGTTTTCATATCCTAATGCGTGGTAATCTAATTTACGATCCCCAAGTACAACCTGGGCGATATAATCCAGGCGATAGCTCTCTTGCATGGTGAACGAAAATTTACGATATAGTTGCATGTAATCAAGTATAGTTAACCCTACTACTTCTGGAATTACATACTGCCTACCGGCTATTTCTACCTCACGAGAAGTCAAAATGCCCCAAGGAGAAAGCCGTTTAGCCGACTCCGGACCTAAAATTCTAGTAATGCGATTAATCATGTAAGGCATGTCAAAGAATTCAACGTTCCATCCAGTAAGTACATCAGGTACAAACTGTGATGATCGCCAAACACGAATAAACTTATCTAGTAAATCAGCCTCATCCTTACACTTAAGGTATGTAACATCCTGGCCTTCTGGTATAACAAAGTCGTGATAACCAAACACAACCATCTTACCACGTTTACTCATAGTGATAGCAGTTACTTGTTTATCTGCACTGCCTATGTCAGGAAATCCCCCAGATGCATCTACCTCAATATCCAACGAGACCACAGATACCAGACCTGGGTCATAATCGATGGTTCCTGGGTAGTAGTCATGTATAAAAGTGTAAACAAAATTAGTAAGTCCATAGATATCAAGACCGTCTACTCCTTTGTATCGTTTAATGTAATCGCGGGCTTCGTAAACAGAGTCAAACTCTATCTTATCAACCGGTGTACCTTTGAGGGTTTTAAATTCAGTATTCTTTATCCTAGAAGTTACAAATAGATAAGGTCTGTATGGAATGGCATGCTGTACTCTTAATCCATTCTCATAGCCACGAAGCAGTATCTCACCTTTGTGAAGGTAGACATTAGTATAAAATTTCATATCAAATAGTTTTGTCAGTATATTCGGCTTTTTCCCAGCCTATAAGATAGTTAGCTTTCCAGTGGTTCTGTTCAAATCCTTGCAAGGGCCCCCATATGTGCTTGGTCTGCTCTATACGACTTGCAGCATCTATCCAATCCATATTGTATATCTTTTCAGTAATATAATCTAGTTGACGTAGGAACTCTTGATGGTTTAAATGGTCATACTCAATATGAATAACTTCAAATAATTTTTGTTGTGAGTCTAATGCATCTAAAGCAAAATCGAAACCCCATTTTTGCCTGCTTTCGGTTAAATAACTTGCAAATGGCATAAAAGGAATAAGTTGATGTATTTGTTCTAAAGCCTCACCTGTATATGAGGCACGATGGAGTATAAGGGCGTGATCTAGTATAAGACGATCGGATTGAATGTCAATCCAATCCTCTTGCCAACAGATATGATTGAGACATGGGTTAAGAGGAAAGCCCATAGCGGAATAAAATTTACGCTCGGCTAAATTTAGCTCAAAACCATCTTTATCATAGTAACGAAAATCATTTAAATTAATATTATCAACAGGCTTTGAACATTCAGGATTAGAATTAATAATCGGTGAATGAATAGTAAGCATATGGGGTCCTTGTAGACCCCATATTTAGGTCACTTAACTTCTTTGCTAATAATTTGCTTAGCTAAATCATGATTACCGCTTCTAGCAGCAACAGAAGCTGCACGAACACGCCCATAATGTTCTAGCCAAGAACAAATATTACGTTTCATACTAATAAACTTTTCTTTCATAGAAATCCTTTGTACTTAAGAAAGCGTTCTCTGCGCTCAAAATCTGCCCTATCGACAGATTGCGAAAGAAAGTACTCTATATCCCTTGTGGGGATAAAGTACTTGCGCACAAAGTTTTTAAGAGATAGCAAAACAGTTAAGGTCATTGACCTTCAACTAACAATTCTTTTTTAGATTTATTAGCTTCTTTTACTTCTATCTTTTTTGGTTTTTTATGCTCAGGAATAATACGTTCTAAAGCAATACGAAGCATACCATTCAACATGGCCGCATCATTAATTTCGATGTTATCATCAATAGCAAAAGAACGTGTAAATGCACGATTAGCAATTCCTTTAAATAAGAAATTATCACTATCGTCTTGAGCTTTACCAGAGATAATAAGCTTATTATCTTCTAGTGTAATTTCAATATCTTGAGTAGAAAAACCAGCAATTGCAAGTTCAATAACATACTTGTTATCTTCTACTTTACGAATATTGTATGGAGGATAGTTAGGAATACTTTTTGTTACATCGTCATGAATTTTAGCTAGACGA